CGGCGGGAAGGTACCGGCTATCCATGACCCAGCCTTCTTACCGGACGGTAAAAGCCAGGCAGCGATTGATTGCCGTTTTGATGAGTACGGCGTTACGCCTTATCTTTCCGACACGGTGATGCAAGCGGCTGTGAAGGCGGGCACTGTATCGCTTTACCGGTATTACAATAACTACGATAGCAACGAGTATTTTTTCGCCTGGACAACCGATGTTGACGCCGTGACGGCCCCGTTGCCTAATGACGCATATTCGAGGGTGTATTACACGGAGTCCGGACTTTTTAAGGTTACGGATAAGGACCTCTTTAAGAGTGGAGGTACTCAATATCCGATGCAATACCGCTGGCCATGCCCGCCCGCGCCGAGCACTGCGCCGGTGATTACCGGAACGGCAAGCGGAACGGACCCGACCCTGCTTGAAACTAAAGCCTATGTTTATACCTATGTGAATGGATATGGTGACGAGGGCCCGCCTTCGTATGCGTCGAATGAGATCGACGTCTATGATGGCAACTCAATAACGATCACCAACATTTCAGCCGGAGCGCTTGACCCACTCTTTAATGTTACGACGGTAAGGATTTACAGGCTTAACCAAACCTCATCCGGCACGGCGATCTATCAGTACGTCGATGAAGTGGCCTTCGGAACCACAAGCTATGTTGATACGATTCTCGATGCCGACCTGGCCGAAGAGCTCCCGAGCCTGGAATGGGATGGGGCCCCGACGGGCCTTGCGGGATTGATCTCGCTTCCTAACGGAGTGCTGGCCGGTTTCGTCGGTAACCTGGTATGCCTTTCCGTTCCCTATTATCCTCACGCCTGGCCCGCGAGCTATCAGCAAGCCGTGGACCGGCCGATAATTGCCCTGGGCGCTTTTGGAAGTACGATCGTTGTTCTTACAGAAGGACAGCCCTATCTTCTTGTCGGCAACGACCCCTCAAACATGGTCATGGAAAAAATGGATATAGGGTTTTCCTGTATGTCAAAGCGCGGTGTTATCCAGGCCGGAGAGATGGTTGCGTACCCTTCACCGGAAGGCCTGGTAGTAATCGGCCCGCAAGTGCGCGAGGTTGTGACGGCAAAAATAATGACACGCGATCAGTGGAACGCACTTTATAACCCGAGCACTATTTCGGCTTTTTACTGGAACGGGAAGTATGTCGCCTTTTATACGAGCGGCGGCGTCAATGGCGGCTTCGTATATGATTTCAAGACAGGTGATTTATTCGACCTGGATTTCTACGCGACGGCGGGTTTCTACGATAAAACCGCGGGTATTCTCTTTTTGCAAGAGTAAATTATGGCGAACCAAAGCAAAACAGTATCGACCGGCTGGGGAGTTTCCGTTGCTCCCTTCGAGTGGGATTATGAGCAAAAAACGGGTTTCGGTTTTTCTATCCCTGCCGGCGCGACGATCAACGGTATTGTAGTCACATATAGCAATCCATTTGCGTGGTCAAACCTATCGCCTTTCTACGCCCGCTTAATGAAGTCCGGTGCTGACTTTGCAAATTGGGAATCAAATGTAGGCTTTGCCCCTGGTATCTCTTACGGTAGTTCTTCCGATCTGTGGGGAGGCGCCTGGACCGCTGACGATATTAACAGTAGCGGTTTCGGTGTTGACACTTTTTGCTTTAACGGCGACGATCAAATATCATATTACTGGTCATGCTCCGCTGTCACCATAACCGTTTACTATACTCCCTATGTACCGCCATCCCCGCCAGGGTCATTCGACCTAACATACCCCACGAACGGGTCAACCGGCCGGTCCTTGTCGGGTACGCTTACATGGAACAGCGCCGATAATGCGACGACCTATGACGTGTATATGGACACGAATAACCCGCCGACGACAAAGGTAAGCGCAGCTCAAGCAGGTACCTCTTACAGCTATAGCGGGCTATCTTACAACACAACCTATTACTGGAAGGTCGTGGCGACGAACGGCGCCGGAAATACGACATGCAATAATATCTTTTCTTTCACAACGGGCTTACCGGCCGCACCAGGTCCATTCTCTTTATATTTCCCGACGAACAATGCCATCAATCAACCTTTGGCCGGTACGCTGGTATGGGGAGCTTCTTTAGGTGCGACGACCTATGATGTGTACCTCAATGGTGTAAAGGTAAGCTCCGGCCAGGCTGGCACTACCTACGCCTATTCCGGCCTTACGTTGAACACTTCCTATACATGGAGCGTGGTAGCAAATAATCTCGCGGGCAGTACGTCATGCACTCTTCAATTTTCCTTCACGACTTATGCCGTCACGCCAGGCACGGGCAATATTATTGCCTTTTCAAATACCGCGGGCAGCTACCGGAATTATACTTACCTGTCGAAGCGGAACAGATTTAAGCAAACGTCCTTTACATGCGGGAAGGTGCTGGCTGAAAACTATCCCGTGAATCTTTCCATCATCTATCCGGACATACCCTACACGATCGCGGTTGTTGTAGCTGATAACCAGCCATTCCGGATAGACCCGATGCTGACCGATGCCGTGGACTTTCTCATTACAGGCCAGGGTCAAGTGTATGGTGTATTTTTGGCGGGCCAATTAGAGGAGCTTCCCGTATGAGCAGCGATAAAGGCCCCGTAATTGGACAGATAAGAAATTTCAAAGACGTTCAGAGCGCATTGGAAAATATGCGCGGTTATTTTGCGTCCGGCTATAAGCAATTACAGGCGGCGATACAATCACAGAATATTCCCGAAACGCCCTATCAACCTGGTCCGGCAGACTACCCACCTAACATCACAGGCTTGCAGATATGGAGCCAGGGCGACGGCAATAAGTGGCTTTCGCAAGATCTCGGCTTAACCTGGTGTAACATAACTACCGTCGAGCTTGACCCTAATTTGCCGGCTGGCACATTTGTATATGACCCGTATTTCCTGGATTACGTCGTAGAGATTTTTAACGCAGACGGTGTAACGCTCCGGCGCCAGGAGAAAGTAACGACAAACTGGTATGTTTACTCTTATGTAAAGAACTTTGCAGACGGCGGCAGCAACGGCGCAGCCATGGAAGTGATTGTCAAGGTTTGGGCACAGAACCAAAACGGCAACATGTCCGTAGCGCCGGCGATTCTTGACGCAAAGAATACCGGCTCCGGCACTGGCTCAACGATACCGCCTTCTGTTCCTACAAATCTCCTGGTCACCGGCACGAAGTTGAATATTTACATTAGCTGGGATACGGACCCCGACCCGCAAGTTATGGACTTCGAGGTAGATATTTCTACGGATGGCGGGGTTACATGGCCTACCGTCGTTCATTGTGTGCATAATCTATGGACGTTCCAAGGGGTTGTCGGAACGACGTACACGGTAAGGATTCAAGCCCGTTCTTATATGCACATCGTATCCGGCTATACCGCAAATGCCTCGGGTACGCTTGCCGGCGTAGTAGGGAGCCTCGACATTGTGGCAGCCTCTATACCAGGAAGTGCGATCGCGCTTGCTACGATCACCGGTGCTAACATTACAGCCGCTACGATAACTGGCAATCTTATAGCAGCAAATACGATCGTTGGCGGCAATATATATGCGAATACGATCACGGCCGCGCAGATCGCTGCCGGAACCATTACGGCCAATGAGATCGCGGCCAGTACGATCACCGGTGATCGGCTTGTGGCGGGCACTATTACAGCCACACAAATAGCGGCCGGAACGATTACAGCCACGCAGATAGCAGCGAACACGATTACAGCCTCGCAAATCAAGGCGGGCACAATCACGGCCACGGAAATATCGGCAAGTTATGTCTATGCCGGAAACCTAAATGCCTCACAGATAACCGCGGGGCAGATTACCGCGACATATATTGACACGACTTATTTGCATGTCACTTACCCGAACGTCGATAACAAGCCAGCCTTCCCGACATTGACCGCTTATACATCGGGAAGCGGCACATATACTGTACCTTCCGGAGCTGCCTCGCTCCATGTCCGGATAGTGGGCGGCGGCGGCGGCGGGTCCGGAGGCGGCGGTGGTGGAGTAAGCGGCGGCGGGAACGGAGGAAGCTCGACCTTTGCCTCGGCCAAGGCGGGTGGTGGAAGTGGAGCTCCGGCCCCGACCACTCTTCCGTCTGTCGGCGGCGCGGGCGGCTCACCTTCGGGAAGCGGCTGGACCTGGGGCTTCACACAAAGCGGGGCCCACGGCGACATGGGTATAGATTCCGGCTATGGCGGTGCGGGCGCCAATTCGCCATTTGGAGGAGGAGGAAGCGGCGGCGGCACGGCCTCGACGGCCGGTTATAACGCCACGACCTACGGGTCCGGAGGCGGCGGTGGTGGCGACGGAGGAACCTCGGGAGGAGGAGGCGGGGCCGGTGCCTTCTTAGAAATTTGGTATGACAGCCCATCGGGCACTTATTCGTATGCTGTCGGTTCGGGGGGCTCTGCCGGTAGTCAAGGCCAAAATGGAGCTGCCGGCGGCACAGGCGCGGGCGGTATCGTAATCGTTGAATCATTTAGATAAGTGAAGGAGGTAATAGGATGCTACAAGTAAAAGGATTAACGGACATTGAAGTAAACAGGACAAAGGTGATGGCTGAAACTCTTGTTGAATATTCGGCCGCGGTACTCAATCAGCAAGAAGAAATAAGGGCGTTAAAAAAACGCAACGGAGAACTGGAAGCTGCCCTTGATAAAATAATAGGAGCGCAAAACAATGCAGTTTCAGATAGCAGCGGCAAGCATAGCTAACGGCGGCACGACCATAACATGTACCGGCGCGACGCTGATAAACAATGTTTACCAGGGAAATGTCGTACAGTTTTACGGCGAAAACGCCTTTTACTATGTTGCCTCTAACCCGACGGACAACATCAGCATACAGCTTACGGCGCCGTACCAGGGAACGGCCAAAACAAACGTCGCGCTGAACGTATGGCGTGATTTTCTGCCGACTTCCGGATTACTGAAGTTCAATGCCGGAGATCGTAACTGGCCCTTTGCTCTCAGTATGTGGCAGCTCGCGGTTGAAGCTAACTTGGCTGGTCCGTTTTCAGCGTTCGGGCCCTGCCGGCTTGCTACGACGGGAGCTCTTACCGGCACCTATAATTCTACTTCTAAACAATTTACCCTTACTGCCACAGGTGCACTCTCCGTTGATAGCACAAGCGTAAATGTCGGCGATCGCATCTTGCTTAAAAACCAGGTCACCGGTACGCAGAACGGTATTTATATCGTTCTCGTTGCGGGCAGCGCGGGAGTTAGTGCCGTACTTCAACGTACCTCTGATATGTATAGCACGGCTGTCCAGGGTGCAACCGTATGGATTATGGCCGGTGGCTCCCAGGTTTTGTCACAATGGTACCTTTCAACTGCCGCGCCTATCGTTATAGATACATCGACGATTACATGGACGGCCGTTTCTGTCGGCGCTACGGGCCCGCCAGGTAAACTCATTCCTGGCGATCAAGGCGAGCCTGGTGAGGATGCGTGGGTTATTCCTGGACCTGTTGGGGCTGCCTCAACCGTACCAGGACCGATAGGACCGATAGGGCCTACTATTCCTGGCGATCAAGGCGAGCGTGGCGAGGATGGCATGCCGATACCAGGACCGCCAGGGGCCGCTTCGACGATACCTGGCCCAACTGGTCCGATAGGCATATCGGTTTATATGCCTAACGACGGCGAGGCTGGTGAGGACGGGATGCCAATACCAGGCCCACAAGGGCCGGCCGCCGCCGGAGGTATGACCTGGAATTACGCTAATAGTGCTACAAACGCTGTTACACAAAACGGATACATGTGCGACACTTCGGGAGGTTCGTTTACTGTTACCCTGCCAGGTGCACCAGCAACGGGAGCGATCGTGGGAATTACTGATTGTGCGGGAACTTTTAATTCGTACCCTTTAACAATCGGCGCAAACTCTCTAAAGATAATGGGTATTTCTGCGGATATGACAGTATCAACACAGTATGCAAACTTTTGTCTTGTTTATTCGGGTGTAACTAATGGATGGAGGATAGCCCCGTGAGTGATTTAAGTCAGTTTTATTATGGCAAAATGACCAACACCTGTATGCTCTTTACGCCTGGAGTAGTATCTTTTACTATTCCATATACAGGAAAGCATAGAATATCAGCACTTGGTCCTGGAGGAAGTGGTGCAGCTATTTACGGTTCAACTCAAGGTGTGGCTTCGGGCGGTGGTGGCGGTGGATTTAGTGAAATTGAAATAAACATGGTAGCAGGTGATGTTCTTACCCTTTCGATAGGAACAGGA